TGATGATGTTCCACTTGATGTTGAAGACGACGCACCAAATGCCGGTGATGATGTTCTTGTTATCGGTAACAGCAAGTCAAACAAATACAAGAAGGGATTCGTTGTACTTAAATCAAGTGCAAATAAGAAGGCCTGGTCGGCAGCCTATAAGAAAGTAAAGAAGATGGTTGGTTCTTCTAAACTCACAGCTGCCCATTGGGTCATCGTTTCTGCTCTTGCAAAGAAAGAAGAAGAAAAGGATAAGCTCAAGAAGAAGATTGAATGTAAGTTGATTAAAACTATCCGTTCAAATAAAGAAACAAAGGCTAAGTTCTGTGGTAAGTTCCTTAAATCAAGCGAGGAGTTTGAGCCTAACGGTGGAGCAACTGACCCTGAGAACAAACCTGAAGATACAACTGGTGAGGGAAATCCAGGATATCAGGAAGAAGGAAAAACTGAAAACATGGATTCACCTGAACAGATTAAACCTGAAGATGTAACAGACAATTCTGGTGATAAAACAGAAAAACTTGACGCTGAGGGTGTTGATGTTCCAAATGAACCTATCATCGTTGTTGATGTTCCTCTTACAAACAGTAAGAAGAAAGTTCGTATGGAAAAGATTGCAAGCCGCCTTGATACAAGAGGTTATAATCTTTATCGTATTGTAAAATCTACAAAAGAACTTGAAACACTTAACGGAAAGGTTATTAAGTGCGGTAAAGTTGGATTTGCATTCAAGAACACTACCCAGGGAATTATGTGCTGTGTTGCACCATTTGTAAGCACAGGAAAAGGCTCATATAAGCCTGTTATCAAAAATAACAAAGTTGTTATTTCTACAGGTAAGATGACAGATGTATTCTCATCTGCCGAAAAGGTTATCATTGCAAAGAAAATTGCAAGTGCTCGCATTGAAGGCCGCAAAGAAGCTATTCGCTCTTCAAAGGTAGAAGCAATCCGTTCAGCACGTAGACCAGTTCGTTCAGCAGCAGTTCGCAGACCAGTTCGTTCATCTGTAATTCGTCAGGAAGTTCTCAACAATCCTACACGCAAACCTGTAACTTCAGCAGCACGTAGACCAGTTGTTGCAGACCCAGCACGCAGACCAAGCAGACCGGTTACATCTGCTCGCAGACCTGCTCCAACATCTCCTGTACGCAGACCAGTTGTATCTGCCGCACAGAGAGAAACACTCAATGCAAAACGTCAGGCAAGACAGGCTATCCAGTCTGCTAACATTGCAAAGAGAAATGAAGCACAGTTGCGTTCTATGCACGAAGCTGAAGAACGACAGAGACTTTTCCAGAGTTCACAGCGTCAGATTTCTGAAGAAAAACAGGAAATCAAATCAAACAATTCTCGCAATGCTGAAACACTTGCTAAGATGTACGACCGTATGTTTTAGTTAAGGGAAATTAGGGGAAAATAGAGGAAATTTCCCCTAATTTTCAAGTATCTTATTGCGAAGGAGAAATAACATGATTCGTACAGACAATTATATTAAAACTCTATCAGACAAAGGTCTGGTAGATGATGCCATAACACTCGAAAACGGATACGACATTCAGTATAAGGGAAACATTGTTTCTGTAAGGCTGAATGATAAGGGTGGTGCTCTAATTTATAATCAGAAAAAGAATAACATAATGGAGATTCAGTCAGGTCGTCTTGATGAAGTTCTTCACCGTTATATCGTACAATCCCTTTTCGGTATCCAGTCAAAGAAGGGTATTAAAGATAATCAGTTTGACAATGTATTCTTTGTTCCAACAAAGGTTATTGGAAATTCTGTTATTCTTGAAGACCCTGCCGGAAGAAAATGGAGTGTAAAAAATTCTACACCAAAAGCTGTTCTGTCTTATTATGAAGACGCAAGAATGGTAAATGCTGATGATGCAATGATTCTTCTTGACGGATTTTCTGCATACTCAATCCATGACAGAGAACCTGTAAAATCTTGCATTGACAATGATGTAGAACTCACATTGCTGAAATCTTCTGCAAATATTGACGATTATGCAGTAAGCCCACGCTCAGAATGTATCAATGATATTGGTAAAACAGTAGTTGGTGTATTCTGCTGCTCATCTAGCGACAAGGTAAATCTGATTAATTTTGAAGAAGACTCAAATAAGGTTTTTGCATTCAATTCACCTGCAAAGAGAAACATTACTTCAGGAACAATCCGCACAAAGAACCCTTATGCTATGAAGGGTAAGGAAGTTCTTAAATCAGCTGCCGGAAGAAAAGCTATCGGAAAGTATGTAGATACTAAATATCCTGACGGTTTGTGCCTTTCTGCTATGGAACAGGTAATTGCTTATGAGACACCTGAGATTCTTGTTTCTTCAAAAATGGATTGTAATCTTGAATACAAGAATACTTTCCTGAAATATCTTAAAAATGCTACAGATGTAAACTTCAGAATGGATTCAAATAAATCTGTTCTTTGTGAAATCTGCAACAGCATGAGCGTAGCAAAATTCCGTATGATTCCTGATTTGTCAGAAATTAGAAACTCACTCAAGAAGGAAGGCTATCTGCTCAGCGAACTTGAAAACGGACTTTCATTCCATATTGAAGACCCTGCAATTGCTTGTATCGTAAGCAACTGTATGAACTTTGTTCCTGTATCAGAAGACCCTCTGAACAGAACAAACAAGGTTGGAAAGGTTATCGGTTCTGAATGTAAGAGAACTCTTGCAGATTATGGAATTGATGACCAGAAAGGTGTATTCAGTTCTATTACACAGGTTATCGTGAACTAGAATCCTCTAAATATTTTCGTTTCATTATTTTGCTCCAGACCACAGATTACTTACAAATTTGTGGTCTTTTTTTTTATTTTTTTTTCTTGACATATATTTTACTATCTATTATAATCAATTACAGAAAGGTTGAGAAAGACCTTATCTAAGGAGCAAAATTATGACAATTATTTTTATAAAAACAAAAAATGGTTTCGCAGAGAATTATACTTTGAAAGATATGGCATACAGTAACGGGTATTTAACTATAATGACTGCTGAAAAAGGATTGCTTGGTTTCGATTTGGAAGAAATTGAATCTTTTGAAACAGTGACATCGGAGTAACTTATGAAAATCTATGTAAGTGATATCGGAGACCATTCAGTTGGTATTCAGGAACTTACTGTAGCAACTCTGGATATACATGAAAGTATGGTAGAGGTTCTTGAAGATAAAAACGAAATGGACAACTTCAAGAAAGAGTTTATGGCACTGATTGATAAATACTGTCAGCCGGAAGTTTCTTACGAAGTTTATTCTGATAAGGACATTGAAGAAGAAGCTAAGTGGGAAGAAGAATACGAAAGAGAATTACTGAAGGACTATTGTGTAGGTGATGTTAGAGCTACAATGGGGATGTATAAGAACAAACCTAACATTCAGACACCTACCGGTGAATGTGAACATCCTTCTAATGATAATGAGCCTTTAATGATTGTGTCTATTGGTGACGGTAATAAATTGTTTTTATACCGAATTAAAGGTTCATTTGTTGGTGGTGAATACTGTTATCAGATACTTAAAAATAATGAGGAATTAGTTAAGGTATTTAATGATTACAGTACATCAAGAAAATTTATGTTTGAACAGGAAAGGAAAAATAATTCCTGAATTAATGCAAAGGAGTAGAATTATGACAGTAGAAGAGGGATTTGAGAATCTTACATGTTGGACAATTCTTTATCTTGCAGATTTTTCAATTGAAGATTTGGATGAGCAAATGGCAAAGGAAGAAGTTGTTGGATATTTTGATAATTGTCGTGATGCTCGACGATGGCTTGATAAAAATGCTGAAAAGAAACGTAATGATGAAATCTATGACCATTACGAACGTTTCATTTATCGAGATGGAAAGAAACTTAATTATCATTTTCTTGAATTGTATGTATCTAAACAGAATAAAGAAAAAGGATTATACAAAGGAAAGATAATTCCTAAATTAATGTAAAGGAGATAAGAATTATGAATAAAGAGCAGATTTATTGGATTGTAAAACTTACTAAACCTAATGGTGAAGTTGGCTATATGAACTTTAATCATGATATTACATCTTCATTTAAGTATGTGGCTACATTTCTAACGAAAGAACAAGCAATCACAGATATTGTTAGACATACTAAAAATCCGAGTAGAAATAGCACAGGGGTAAAATATTGGCTTAAAGATAAAGCAGAAATCAGTTATGTGCAGCTTTCTATGAGTATAAAAGATTAAGGAGATGAAAATATGGATATAGGAAGTGGAACAGGATATCCTTCAGCTGCATTAAGTAACTTTGCACCACACCCTTTTGTTATAGATGGAATTGAATGTAACTCAATGGAAGGATTTCTTCAGTCATTGAAGTTTGAGAATCCGGATATGCAGAAAGAGGTTTGTAAGTTAGTTGGTAAACAGGCTAAGTTCAAAGGTAAGAAAAAGAAGTGGTGGAGAACACAGACTTTGTATTGGCATGGTAAAGCAATTAAAAGAGATTCTGATGAATATCAAGAACTTCTTACAAGAGCTTATGATTGTTTGAATACAAATGAAGGATTCAGAAAAGCACTTACTGCAACCAAAGGTTGTACACTTACCCATTCAATTGGTAAGAATAAAATTACAGAAACAGTTCTTACTGAAAGAGAGTTTATTAAACAGTTGAATAGATTAAGGAATAAAATATGAAAAATCTGTATAAAACAAATATACCAATGGGTAGGATAACCAATATAGTAGGTGAGTGTACTTATTCACAGAAAGACTATGGAAGAATTTATGATGCAATTGCTCAGGATTATGCCGAACGTCATAATGCACTTTATGTACATATTTTTAGAGATGGAAAACTTGTTGCAACAATTGCTCGAAAGGAGAAGTAAATCATGATAAAAAACCTTGTAAATGCCGTTGCTTCAGAGAAATCCTTGATACGTTCAATTGGTGTATCTAGTATTTATTTCACTGTAGAAGTTCATCTTACAAAATCTACTCTGGAGTATTTAAGGACTACAGCCTATGTTAATATACTTCCTGATAATGATAATATCACTTTTATGAATTGTCCTGTTATAGAAGATACTACCGATTTTGTATGTACTGTTCATAGAACTAATCTTGTAGGAGGAGACTATAATGACTAAAGAACAATATATTAGATTATTACAATTAAGAATGATGGTTCATTCCACATACGGAATGCCACCAAAACATCCAGACAATCTTGATGAATTGTATGATGAGTATATGAAATTGCGAAAAATGTATTCTGAGTGTAAAGGAAAGATTGAAAATTAAATAAATCATAAAATTCCTATATTCTGTTATATATTTATAAAGGAGTATAGGAATTTAATTATGGCTAAAAATGATTCAAGACAGACTTTACCAGCAAGAGTAAAACATTTTATTTTTCCTGAACAGGAAGAAGAACTCTTTAACAAAGTAGAGGATTTCAATAATTATCCTAATTATGCTGTAAATAACAGCATGACAAAATCAATACTCAATTCTCTTAAAGATGTATCAGCAATGAATGATGACCCTATCTGTAGTGCAGCCGTAAAATGCGTTATGCAGACAGCTTTTCAGTCAAATGCCCAGAATAAACTGTTTGAATTGAATACGCCTTATGAAGTAATTCAGCAGGAACTTGACGCATTCCATGAACAGATAAACGCTGATAATTTTATTCTTACAGACGGATACAATAATCTGTTATGGGGTCAGCTCCCTTGGAAACATATTTACAACGAAGACGGTGTACTTGAGAGAGTTGTACCTATTCCTGATTTCACAAGTATTACCCCTGTAATTATTTCCGGTAAAATTATTGGCTTTATGAATGAGAAGGGAGATTTTGTTCCTTCTTACGAATATACATATAGTCAGCTTGAGTATTACAAAAACCTTGGTGGAAATACCCAGAATACATTTATGACAGTTGGTGGTGGAAACAATAATTCAGATGATAATCAGTTCCAGAATGAGTTTACCTATGCAAACAGTTATCTTGGAGCGGCAAGCAAACCCTGGCGAAATGTAAACATAATTGAAGACGCATTACTTCTTAATCGTATGGACCAGAGTAATTATTATAGAATCATATCTGTGAATGTTGGCGGTCAGGTTTACAGTAAATCAGCAATTGCCGTATTAAATTATTATCGTAACCTGTTTAAGAAAGTAAGACGTGTATCTTATGATTCTGACGGAATGAGCAGTCGTGGCAATGGTCAGAACTTTGAAGTAATTATTCCACAGACACAAAATCAGGGTGTAAGTATTCAGAATGTTGGCGGTGAAGTTGATGTAAAGTCACTTAAAGACCTTGACGTTCAGTATCAGAAATTATTCAGTGCCTTGCAGATTCAGCCAAGTATGATTGGATTTTCTTCAGATACACCAAGCTCACTTGGAGATAGTGCGGCGATTACATGGGATAAACGATTTGCTAAGGTATGTAAGGCTGTTTCATTTTCAGCATTCAATGCCCTTAAAAATATTGATTACCTTCATCTCCGTTCATTGGGTTATAATGTTACTAAAGATGACTGGTCTTATCTCACAGTATCTCAGACAATGCTTGAAGACCAGGATAAAGGTGAAACCCTCAAACTTGCTGTAGAAAACCTTAAAGAGATTACAGAGTCATTAAACAATATGAATACAGAATATAATAAGAAATATCTCGTAAAAGCTCTTTTGGGTGACGCTCTTGCCAACTATGGTATTGATTCTGAAAAACTTATGGAAGCTGAAAAAGACCTTGGTGTTCCTGAAGACGGACAGATGATGATTGGAACTTCTTTCCGTAAAGGTAAGTTCAATTCATTCCAGAAAGAAATTCTTGAAGAAGATGCACGTGTTATGGTTATGAACGGTATCTTTGAAAAGAAAGAGGCCAAAGAAATTGTATCGGCTATGGTTAAAGACGGGGATTCAATAATCAAAGAAGTAAGTAATCCTGTAACCCTTAAACAGGTATATTCTTCTTTTGCCGTAAAACGCAATGCCCCTATGGATTTATCTAACTTTGTCATAATGGAAGATAAGAAGAATATCCAGAAAGATTATATTGATAGTTCAAAACATCTTGAAGGTGAAGGTGTTAATTTCAAATTCCCTATCTACTGTACCAAGAATATGGAAATTACAGCCGGTGATTTGGATTTGGAATCTATTTCTTATGTTAATAATCTTTATATTGATGAATGTGGAAATCACCACCTTACAAGTAAAGCCGACGTATGTACCTATCTGTATAATTATATGAATGGTGCCCTGGATAATTATTGTGCAAATGTATGGAGAAAATAGAATATGGATATAGAAACAATACAGAATGTAACTGAAGAATTCACAAAACGATTGCAGCTCCCTGAAAGCCGCTATGATTTTGTAATTACAAGCAATAGTGAAACCGTAGAACTTCTCATAAATGTAGATGGTTCTGTAGGCAGCTCGCTTTCAATTGGTAATGGTTCAATTAAAGTAATTTATAACAATGATTACAACAGTGATGAATATGTTGCAATTCAGTTTCTCACACCGGTCAGCCTTATTTATTATCTGTCAGTTTTCTTTTATAAGACAGTTCTTGAAGTAACTACTCTTACTTTTAATGACCTTCTTTCTGTAGTTCTGCTTGAAGATATCAATGACTGGAAAGACCTGGTTTATGCTCTCTGTGAAAATTTAAGTTTACAATGTGATATATCTGAAAATCCACATGAAGAAGATTATGTGACTATTGAAGGTATGAAACTTCATTTCAGCGGATTCATTAATCAGATTACTATTAATGATATTGAAATCAAACTTCCTGACCATGAATATACGACAGTTGTTGAGGCAATGTTTAAGTGTGTAGAGTATGTTGCAAATATTCTTGATGTTGCTGACAACCTGTTTGTTGTAGAAGAACCTGAAGATAATGTTATGGAAGGTGAAATGGCTGAAGATGAAACGGGTGGTATGCCTTCTGGTGGTGGAGATATGGATATTGATGTTGATATGGATATGGGTGGAGAAGAAACTATGGAAGAACCTGAACCTGTAGAACCTGTGGAAAATGAAGATTTCACTGAACCGCAGGGACCCGTAATAACTATGGATGATTTACTTTAATAAAAATTATATATTTTCTTATGAAGAACTATATTTACAGTAACCGATTTTTCGGTATGACAGGAAATTACAATCTTTCTGAACTTGCTCAATACATGGCAGTTTTCTATTTTGATATGAGAACTGTTCATTTTCATACTCTAGGGTATAACTTTCTTGAACTTCATGAATATGCTCAGGAATTATATGAACAGGCAGAAGATTATTATGATGACTTAGTTGAGACTGCAATTTCATTTAATGAAATGGTGCAGCCAATGTTTGTTACTCCCGGAAATAATACACCAATAACAGATGTATCTTTACTCGATACCACAGATACGATAGGTGTTATGATTAATGGTGTAAGAACTGTTTATGACTATATGGAATCAATAACAAAGGAAGTTTATCCTTCTTTTGTTTATTCTAAAATAGATTCAATGCTTGAATGGTTGGACAAGCAGAACTATAAGTTAACTCAAATGTCAAAGGAGATATAAATTATGAATGCTAAGATATATAATAAACGTAGAATCTCTTCATCACAGAAAGGAATGGAGAACGTAGCAGAAGGAACTAAATATGATGATTACCATATTAATACAAAAGGTATGGGAATCCTTAGTGTTGAAAATATTATTGAAGAGATAGAAGGTCGTGGAAATCAGGCTGTTCTTACAGTACAGACTTCAGATGGTTCTACAAATCATTCTCAGTTTGGTTCTAAGGATTGGAAAGAGTATAAAGATTCTGTAAATAATGCAGGAAATGCAATCACTGATGTTTGGGTTACAGAAGTTGAAGGCGGCTCTTATGTTCGTAATTCTCGCAGACCAATTAAATCAAGATATGATATTTTGAATGTTGGTAATAAAACACCTGCTGGTAATTTAGTTTTTTATTTAGTAAACGATGGAAAACGAATGCCTATAATGACTGAAGATTATGCAATTCATGAAGGTGGTTATGATAAAGACTATTTATATGAAGGTTCTAAAAACGGTGAATTTGTACGATTTGATGGTTTTAGTTCAATTATAAACAGACTTGCAGAAGGCTGTGGTTTAGGTGAAGAAATTGAACAGATTGAATATTACATAACAGGTAATAAAGTTACTTTTACAGTATATCCTACTGAAAGGGGAATTCATCTATTAAATAATGGTTGGTGGGATGATTATTCTGTAAGATGGGAGTTATCTGCTGAGGAACAAATTCCGTTATATGGTGCTGATGAAAAGGTTGCTATGAGTGTTGAACTTACTATACTTGGTTTATCAAACGATTTGACTAGTTCTCGTAAAATCACTTCAGCTCGTTATATTGCAACAGACCCGAAAAGTGGAGAAGTTCTTGGCTCAGCAGATACTTATGAAGAGGCTGTAAATGAATGGGGTGAAGATGTAACTATTACTGATTCTGAAACAGCTGAAGGACAGCAGGAAGAGGAAGGATTATTCAGTTCTTATGAAGAAGAAACTGAAGAAGATGATGTGGAAATAGAATCTTCAAAGAAACCAAGCGGAGATAAGGCATTCCTCTCAAAGATAGTTTCTGCATTCTGTACAGGTACTATGACAGAAGAACAGGCTATAAAGAGAGTTATGCTCCGCAACAATTGTAACATTGGATATGCAAGACAAATCTTGAGTAGTGCGATGGATGATGCAAGTTTGATTCAGTCTGGTACTATGGAAATTGCAGAAGACCTCAATAAGGATTTCAATATCGATGGTGATTTTGAATCTTGGTCAGAAGATTATGTTCCACAGGCAGGTAAGGCTAATACAATCGGTGGAGAAATCTTAAGAGCTACAGCACAGATTGTAAACCGTTTCTATAATGATGGAGATAAGATTGGAATTGGTAAAGGTAAAGAAACCGTAAATCCTGCAGCAAGATATATTCTTGAGAATGCGGTTGAGTTCACAGCTGTACCTGATGACCTTCAGGCTATGCTTGATAATAACTCGGATATCAATCTCTCAGATGAATCTTATGAAGAATGGGTAGATGATTTCAAGTATGCAGTTGAAGACTATCTCAGAAATCATGAGGAACTCTTCCATGCTCCTAATAAGGTTGACATGTGGGACTTCAAACAGGAATCTGATGAGAAAACTCCTATAACAGATATCTTTATTGAAGATGATGACGGTAACAGATATTCTTTCCAGGGTGGTCCAGAAGGTTGGCATTGCTATGGCATCTACTTTGCAGATGGTCCTAAATATAATGTTGGAGATTTTGTAAACAGTGGAGATATTAAGGCAGCTGGTGGAGATACTAGTGAAGAGTTTGTAACATTCAATATTGATGGTTATACTTATAGTGCAGAGTTATACGATAATGATGAGTATGAAATTACCGATGTAGAATCTAGCAATCAGTTAGTGCATAAAGATGAGGAATGGACTACAGAAGACCTTGAGAAATACAAGATTTATAATTCAGAGGATGAATCAGAACTTTCCATTGAAGACCTTTATTAATATTTCATAATCCTTAAAACTTAAACTCCTAGATTAATTTCTAGGAGTTTTTTTATGTTTTACCTTTACATATATTTTATTTTGTGTTATTATGATAATCAATAAAACATATTTGCTTAGGAGGCAAAGATTATGAATCCAAAGATTATTTCAAGAATCAATAAGTTGATGGCTCTTACATCAAGTTCTAATGAAAACGAAAGTGCTAAGGCTGCAGAGATGGCTCTCAAACTTATGGAAGAGAATGGTATTAGTGCT